GAAAATGGTGCGGTTGACTGCGAGGTGTTATTTGAAGGTGAAACGGAATTCGTCCCGTATACCGCCATGCAGGACGATAGCGTCCCGACAGGCCAGCGCATCTGGGAAGAGTTACAGAGCGGCAAATGGGGAGAAATAACCCCGTTCACCGTCACGCCGGAACTTATCACCGCGGCGAAGGATGCCAAAAAGCGGGAAATCGAGGTGTGGCGCACAGAACAGGAGGCGCAGCCGTTCACGTTCGAATGGAACGGTCGTAGCTGGAATGCTGGCCCCAGCTCACTGGCCCGTATCTATCCGGTGGTAATGGCATCAAAATCCGACACAGCGCGGGACGTTATGACATGGGGTGATGCCGATAATCAGCAAGTGAAGATGTCGATGCCAGAGCTTGAGGAGCTGGCTACAGCTATGGCGCAGGCGCAGGTTAACCGCAATGATGAAATTTATCGACGTCAGCGACAGATGAAGGACGTGCTGGATGGCCTGAATAATCTTGCCGACATCCGCGCTTTTCAGACTGGAGAGTCAGAATGAAATGGGAAAAGGCAATTCTGCGTCCGTCAGCCATGCACATTAAATGCTCTGTGGTTTGCCTTCATCCATGGTCAGAAAATACCGGAAACATCAAACCATCGGGGCGTTATCTCAGCCCCGAAAATGCTGTATCTGCACTTTTACCCTATCTGAAAGAAAGCACAGAAAAAGACATTGTGGCGCTGTTATTTTGCACCCCTTCTGCTGGCGAGTTTTTATCACTCGCCAGGCAATTTTCAGGCGCATTTCCGTTGCCGGAGGTGGGACGAATGTCCCGCATGATCTCCAGCCAGCTTTCACTGGCCATCAGCAGAATGCAAATCCCCGCCAGACCGGCAACATCACTTCCGGAACCGATAATGCTGTCGACACAGACCACTCGAAGCATGTCGCTGGCGGCAACCATTGCACAGGCAGCCACTCCTGCCGCCACATCACCGGAAACATTGTCATCATCGCTGCATCAGTTCATGAATGCGAGAGATAAAGCCTTACAGGAAATCGCTGATCAGCAGGCCGCACTCCGGCAAAAATTTTGCCCGGTGTGGCGCTTTTGCTACAAGGGAGCTCTTAGCCAGGCTGCAGTGCTGATACAAAAAAACATCCCACACCCCGAGTGGGTTTTTACAGCTGTGATGCTGTTCGTCGGCGATAATCTCTCATCACTAAGGGAAGCACTACATGACCCAGATGATTGTCCTTGCGCTTGACGGGGAAGCCATTCTGCTGCGCAACATCACCGTCAGCGCCACCATGCAACTACCGGACAAAGATATGTCCGGACAGTCAACCAGCACCACGAGCGCCCAGCAGGGAAACAAGGCTAAAGAGCTGCGCGTGTCGGGGGTTATTGATTTTAACGATGAAGCTATTCTGACCCGTATTTTTCAGCTTGCGGAGGCAACAGAAAGCAACGGTGCTAAAAAAACATATCGCATTGCTAACGCTACCGCGAAGGCAATCAATATGCGACAGGGGGTATTTTCTGGTGGCATTGATGCCACGGAACAACAGGGAAAAATGCACTGGCAGGTCACCTTTACTCTCAGGGAAAAATTAAGCGTGCCAGAGAAAGCATCAGCACGTAGCGGTTCACAAAAAACCATCGCCAGACAGCAGACCCAGAATGGCAGCGAACAGGCACCAGACAAAGGCATGAATACGCAAAGTTCGTTCTGGAAAAAAATCAATGATGCCGTTGGCTCTGGTCTGGATGCTGTTGGCATTGGGAGTGTGAAAGAGGAAGGGAAAACATGAAATTGATACAACGCTGCATGATTAATGGCGAACGGGTGGAAATTGCCGATATAAACCTTGTTCTTACCCTGAATGCTGCCGGTCGTGGCTTCATTTCTGTTAACAATCTGTCACCCGAACACAGCCTTGCCGGCGCAATGGTACAAATTGATCTCGGCCGTGACGGTGAAGCATGGCGCTATTTCTCCGGCTACATTGAGCGCGATCAACCTGCTGAAAATGGCTCACGTCGCCTTTTTATCCGTGAAGCAGCTGCTGTGCTGGATTTTGATTTCCCTTGCTCCATGCAACACCCGACGTTGCGGGGGGTACTCGATAATCTGGGCAAACAAAGCGGCATCGTTTTCACCACGCCAGATGCGGATTACGTCAGCATACCAACTCCCTACATCACCCACAGCGGCAGCGGAGCACAACTGCTCAGCCAACTGGGGCGAGCATTCAGTATCAGCGATTACGTCTGGCATCCAATGCCGGACGGTTCTGTATTTGTGGGAAGCGCAGCTGATTCACGATTTGCCAGTATTACAATGCCGGATATTCCGCAACAGTACACACTCGGGCAAAGCGGCGGAAACAGCATCGACATCATGTTTATGGAAACTGTGCGACCGGGCGTGAACCTTCCGGCCGGGCGCATTACCCGTGTAGCCCTCAACAACGAGAAAATGACCCTGACATGGGAGCGCCTTACCGCCACGGGCAGCCCTGTTTCCAAATCACCATTACGCAGACAAATGGAAACACAGTTCCCGGAACTGGCCAGCGGTACGCTACATACCCGGCTGGCGCGCGTCATTGCACCAACGGAGCCCGCCACCCTGGGCGATGTGGCCGACAGTTTCCGCCCACGCTACGCCGTCGATGTGCAGTTGCTTGATGAGAACGGCAACGATAAAAGCGATACGCCCGTTTACCCGGCAGTACCGCTCCCCGTCCCCATGGCTGGCAGTGAGGCGGGATGTTTTGCCTACCCGCCGGCTGGCACCATCGTGGAAATATCCAACATTGAAGGACGACCGGATAAACCTGTCATCAGGCAAATCTTACCCGCTGGCCATAACCTGCCTGATGTAAAGCCCGGCGAACAGCTGCAGCAACAGCGCGCAGAAGTGTTTCAGCGCGTCACGACTGACGGAAGCTGGCACAGAGAAACCGATCAGCAAATCAGGGAGCATTCAGCCAGGCGAACCATTAACAGCGATCAGGAAGAACGCACAACAACAACCAGAACAACAACAGTACAGGCAAACGACATAACCAGCGTTCTGGGAACCAGCAAGCTGATGACAGGCCAGACAGAACACATTACTACTGGTCATTATGCGATCGCAGCCGGTGAGCATATCCAGATGGTAGCGCAGGATTTGCTGACTAAACTCAAAGGGGCGACATCCACGATTGAGCGCGACCTTACTGAAAACGTGGGAGGCCGCAGAACATGCCGGGCGGACGGCGGTCTGGAGTTTACAGCCCCGACAGTATTTATTGGTCGCGGTGGCTCACGGGAAAAATCCGGACTTAATCTGCTGACGTTGTTGATTGATATTCTGGATCTGGTTCAGTTGCTGGCCACACACACTGCAAACCACACCCACAGCAACACCGGCGCACCAACAAACAGCAGCGAACTTGCCGCAGACGCCAAACAGGCTACGAGCCTGCGCGAAAAATACGGTGACCTTATCGCCTGATCACCGGGCATAAAACCCCCATAAACGCCCATCACGCAACGCACGGCTCCGGTCGTGCGTTTTCATATCTGCCACATGATTAATGCGTTCTGCGTGCCATTCCGGCGCTGTATGCGCACACCACGTAAACGGTGTGACGTAAAGCGTGAGGTGACGTAAACCGCGCTACCCCCTCCAACCCGCGGGTTTTGTGTCGAAACAGTTTTTCAGTTTTCTGCCGTGCAAAAATGACCGCCAGCCCGCGCAGCAACTGAGGGAAAAGCGAAGATCTGAAATTTCACGCTTTGAAATTTTTTTCAGTTTTCAGAGTGGTTTTTACGATCGCATAAATGGCAGGGGCAATAAAACCGCATGATATTAAAAGAGTTTTTGCATTTTACGCGAGACGGGAAACGATCACGAAAGGATCGCATCAAAAAATCGTCAAACAACGAAGCCAGACGCGGCGCGGCATGCGTAAAATTGAGAGTCAAAATTAAACTGAAAAAGGATCAATACCGCGCCTCGATCGCGCATGACGATCTATGCAGCAACAGGACGAAAAAAAACCGGCGCGAACGCCGGCGGAAGCATGTATCAAATGCGTGACTGAATAATGTCTGCGGTCGGGAATTTTACATCAGAAGGCTGATAAGTCTCAACGGATTGAAACAAGGGAAAAAACCAGGCTAGAATTCGCGCGGGTGCCTTTCGGCTGATGGCTGGAGGGTAAACCCGAAGGCCGAATGTGGAAAGGCCCCGAGTCAACTTTAACGTTAACCCGAGGCCCTAGCCATACAACCTTCGCAAGTCGTAGGTTAGCGCCTCCCCGAAAAAGGAGCAAGCGCTATGTCGCAAAAATCGCTAATCGCCATCACCACACTGTGCGTGACGGCAATCCTCATCATCTGGATGTTGCAGGGTTCGCTCTGCGAGATACGGATGAGCTTCTGGGGAGCGGAGTTTGCGGCGTTCTTACAGTGTAGACAGTAAGAAAACCGCGACGGGGAAGGCAACTTCCCCGTCAATCGGTTGCCAGGGTAAGGTCGATAAGGCACCCTATACACATCCCAAAGCAGAAACCCGCAGCGTAAAAACTGCGGGTTTTCTTTTTGGTGCCCTCACAAGTGAGGGTACCAGTTAAAGATTACAATAATACTAATTCAGTCTCGTCTATTTATTTTGTTAATCTTCGATTTTCTTTAAAGGAAAAATATCTGGAGCAAATACATCCTTAACAGGAATATTTAGCTGTTTACTAATAAACTGCTTCAATTTCTTTTCTTCCTTTAAATCCAAAATTCCATCATTACCCGCAAACTTTTTCTTATACTCATTCCACAAGGATATAGATTGAAGTTGCGATTTCGTTAATATTACGTCACTAGACAATATAGTCCATTTTTTATTATCACATACAGCACCAGTTCCGCAACCATCCGGAGAATAATCAACCATTGCCAACCGATAACTACCTTCAGAATTTTCTGTAGGTAGAAGCAACACAGATACAAAGTCAGCTCTCTTCTCTTTCTGCCACTCAATAGCCGCGGCCATTGCTGTCGAAGCTCTTGATTCTAAATCTTGAGACTCAGGCGACACTATAAAAACCTTAAATCTCTTTCGTCCCGCATAACTTATGTCATCATAACGCACAAAAGAATACGGTTTCGCCTTGTCTACTCCAGATAAAGCAAGTTCATCGCTAATATGATCTTTCGATGGAATATTATTTACCTGTGAATCGGATTCGTTTCCGGATAATTGCCCAATAACCCAAAACACAACGAAGAACATTACAACCAACAATAAACACCCTCTCCTTTCTTTTTTCTGCGTCGACCAAAAAGAAGTTCCACACGCAGGACACACTGATTCCTTCGTAGAATTTTTAGACTGACATTTTGTACAAACCCAATGAAGCATGAATAATTCTCCATAATATCAAAGATAAAACTAACCACCCCAAAAAGGCACACAAATTTTATGGTTTGAAAAGAGGGCAAAGCAAGAATTATAAAGCCCGCATATTTTACGGGCTTTAACTATATCTCGAAAATGTGGTCACTGCGTGGACATACGTTGATATAAATCCTTTTATATCAATAAATTAACCGATCATCTTTTTCATCAACAAGGATTTTCACGTTTGTGCTACCTGTATGAGAACGAGAGTTAACCGGACAAGTGTGCCATAATCTCGCGGCCAGGCATACTTGCGATGATTTCAGGTATAAGGATACGTAATGATACAACCTCTTTCAGGCCCTCCTCCTGCGCAACCACCAGGTCAGGGGGATAACCTGTCGTCTGGCGCAGGCAATCAGCCTTTATCCAGCTTGCAACGTACCGCGTTGGAAAGTTTGATGATCAAAGTGACTTCGCTGACGCAACAGCAGAGCGCAGAGTTGTGGGCCAATATAAAGCACGACATCGGTCTGCCGGGTGATTCACCTTTGCTTTCACGCCATTTCCCGGCAGCAGAACAAAACCTTGCGCAACGTTTGCTGTCTGCGCAAAAAAGTTATTCTGTCCGCCAACTTTTGGCCCAATTGGGGGAGTATTTACGTCTGGGGAATAATCGTCAGGCCGTCACGGATTATATCCGGCATAACTTTGGTCAGACGCCGCTAAATCAACTCTCACCAGAGCAATTAAAAACCGTCCTGACGCTACTACAGGAAGGGAAGATGGTTATCCCGCAGCCGCAACAGCGCCAGGCGACCGACCGACCTTTATTACCAGCGGAACACAATACGCTCAAGCAACTGGTCACCAAACTCGCGGCGGCAACAGGGGAACCCAGCAAACAGATTTGGCAATCGATGCTGGAACTTTCAGGGGTGAAAGATGGCGAGTTGATTCCGGCGAAACTGTTTAACCATCTGGTCACCTGGTTACAGGCCCGTCAGGCGTTAAGTCAGCAACACACTCCGACGCTGGAGTCACTCCAGATGGCGCTAAAGCAGCCACTGGATGCAAGCGAGTTGACGGTATTATCGACGTATGTTGAGCAAAAGTATGGGCTTTCAACACAATCAGCCCTGACGTCTGCACAGGCCGAAGATATCCTTAACCAGCTCTATCAGCGGCGGGTGAAAGGCATTGAACCGCGTGATATTCAACCGCTGCTCAATCCATTTACCCCATTAATTGACACGATGAAAGAAATGTCAATGCGCCCCAGCCTGTGGATATTATTCGTCGTCATCATTGTGATGTTGATCTGGCTAGTGGGTTAA